ACCTGTCGCTTTTAGGTTTTCATTTTGTTGAATCATAGGGATCTCCTGTTTAAATTAAGTGAAGGTTTGTTGTAAACCAACGCTGTACTCTTGCGAATAATAATCTTGGGCTTGGTATGAATTCATCCAAACCTTTCCTGCTTCGGTTAAAGTGCCGATACTCGTATCTTGTAGATATTTAGTCACATCCTGTACCAAAGATTCTGAAATAATTGGTGTATCTGATAATGCTTTACCAATAGAAAATGTAGCAGTACTATCGGACATTCCACTATATGTATCTGATAATGCTTTACTGAATAATTGTACAAAACTATCTGATGGTGTGTTTATTGAATCATCCAGTCCTTTACCAGTAACCTTTATAATAACACTATCATCTGGTGTGCTGATAGAATCTGATGCGACTTTTGTAATACTTAATGTCACTGCACCAGTATCTATTGTAACAAAAGTATCCTCGATACCAATACCAAGAGATTTAACCAGTGATTCTAGAACAATACTCAAATCTACAGTGTTTGTAATATTATATTCGCCAAACAATGCCATACCAGCTGGGTGAAGCATAGTCTTTACTGCTGATTTATATGAAGATAGTCTTTCATCAATTCTAATTACATAAGAAAACGCTTGGTAATATTTACTGTCTTGAATAAAAATAGAATCATCTAAAAATCCAGCATTTGATGTAAAATATCCTGGATATCTCACTAAAGCACCTAGATTAACTTCAATAATTGCTGGATCGTCAGCTACAGTTTGAGCATTTCTGTAATTTAATGAAAACTCTCGAATAATAGAGCCTGCATATGTACCATCAACATAAGTGTGAGTAACATAGTCTCCAAGGTTTACATAACCTTGTTCATCAAATCCCACAGTTCTGTCATTAATAGTTAAATTGCTTCCAGATCTACTAGATGAAGCACTAGCCAAGAGTTGTTGAGAAGAGTTAACAGTATTTGATGCTAATAGGTTTACAGCAAAGTCAGCAGTATATCCAATGCCAAATTTAATAAATTCTGCATATTTAATACCATTGTTATCATCAACTGCAGTAACTTTTAATAGAGCACCAGTTCCAGTTCCAGATCGAACTTCAAACACTTGTCCGACACGAAAGTTTTTTCCTGCTTGAACAATTTTTGGTGTTTGTGTGGCTGGTAAAATAGTAGCTTGAAATGTATCTTTATACTTAATTTTATCTGTCGGTTTTAATACACCAAAGAATTTTTTATCTAAAAAGAATTCGTAAATGTTACCACCAAGAGCGACAATTCGATCTACCTCACCGACCAGTTCTTCTTTTCTATCAACAAGAACTCTAATTAATCTAGTTGATGTTTGAATATCTACTAACTTACCAACAATGCTAGTTGGATCTCCAAAATCAACTTTAGCAAAAACAGAAATTTCTTGATTCCATCTACCATCAGAAACACGAAGCATCTGAGTACCTGGATATGTCAATTCTACTTTTTTTCCAAACAATAATCTAAACAAAAGTTTATACGATGATTCAGAACCTTTTGCAAGATACTGATCTTTAATATGAGTTAATAAGAATCGTTCATCACCAGTAATTTGAGGTAGATTGTGCGCTAATTCTTTTTTAAATTCAATAATAAATTCGTCAAGAGTTTGGTCAATATCTCTGGCAATAGAGAGATCCACCCCTTGTTCTTGGAGATATTCGTAATATGCTTCTACGAAAGCAACAAATGTTGGATAGTCTTCCCTGATGAACTCAGGGATCTGTCTAGATACAACAGATGATAATTGAGTTCTTGACATTATGATCTAATAGAGTTGAACTGATAGTTGTATCCTGCACCGAGATCGCCATTGGCTGTATTGTCTGCGATGGCAGTGACATTTAATAGTGTTGGATCTATTTGTACAATTTGATTTAGAGCAGAAACAATGTCATATGATTCTGGTTTAACTTGCCATTCAAAAAATGCGCCATCAAGAGATACAATATTTAAACCATTAACATTAATCAAACCTTTTTCGTAATCAATAGTGCCCTGTGTTGTATTTACAAATACTTTTTCTAAACTTGGATTAAAATAATACAAACGAATATTGCCTACAGCATCATCATCTAGATAATGAATCTTTGTACTACCTGGAATATAAAATCCAGTAGATGCGAATACTTCACCTTGTTTACCACCATCCTGAGAAATAGGATTAATTAAGTTCAACACATATTGAGCATTGATACCATATTGTGGACTATGTGGGTGACGAACCATTAAACGAGTAATATTATTAATAATAGAAGGATCTGCTTGGTCAATAATGCCTGTCAATTTGGTGTAACGAAGAACACCATCAAACTTCTGTAGTTCATTCAAGTCATAATCAAGAATTGCATTTTTAACAATAGTTTCAATTTGTGACGCAGTCTTACCAGTTTCTTTAGGATTATAGTGAACGAATGATGTTACCTTAATATTAAAATATTCTGGATCAATAATTTCTGGAGTAATAGAAACAACGCTTCTTGGAGTAAGAATCTCAGATGCTATTGTTTCTTTTTGTTGATTGGTTAATTTAGTGGCATCTTTTGGTTTAATACAAATATATGTCTTACCATAAACTGGAGGATTATTATCTTCACCACCCCAAACTGATACTGTTTGTGCAGCAGGGAATTTACTATAAATTAATGCTTTATAATCATCGGGTGTCACCGCACGATTTTGTGCAGCAAATAATCGTGGTGCATTAAATTTAATCGAAGAAATATCTTCTGATGCAGAACCATTTATAGCAGGACTAACAGTAGTTACTGAAAGATTACTACCTAGTACAGATAATCCATTGTATGTAAAAATATTTGCAGAGTTAGGTGCATCCAAACTAGAAACAAAGTAATTGATTGTCACTACATTACCATTGTTCACAGCAGTGCCCAGAACTCCATCACCAAAAGTAATCTCGTAAAGACCATCATCGATTTCTTTTAAGAAATAAACTTTTGTGGTATCAGTAACTGTGGTTAAGTCTTCTGATCTTGTAAATGTTTCATACATGTCTGATGTTGAAGATTCTTGAACTTGAACCGACAAAGTAGAGATATCGATATTAGCATTGGGTATAATGTAGCGAACACCAGACGCAACAGTATATTTAAATGATAGTGGAGTACCTTCAACAATTGATAAGTTAGGAAATGTATAAGAACCAGCAGTGCTTCTGGATACTGTCACATCTTCTAAATTATAGAAAACATAAGACACACCATCAATAGAAGTTAAAAATGGTTGTTGTGCAGGTAGTGTTGCAACAGTTGGACTAGAAGTCGGGGCAGTAATGCTTACATTAACAATGGCTCTTGCACACACGGCAGACCTTGGAGTATAACCAAGCATCTTTGAGAGAGAAACTACAGACGCTCTTTTGCTTGCCGAGTCAAGAAACATTTCATTAACAGCAAGGTTAGTATAAACACCATTATAATGAGTGTTGTATGCCAGTAAGTCTATGAGAACAGAAAGACCAGATCCCTCAAAGTCATAATCTGAAAATTCAGATTGTGCCTGCAGGAATGTTTTAAGATTAGTTTTAATGGTATCAAAGTCTAACTCTGATACCTTCATTCTTTTACTGTTTGTTGTAATTGCCATTTATCGTGTTCTCTCTAACGCTAAATCGAGAGTTATTGGTCTCTCGGTGTTGACTATTGTGAATTCTAAAGTTACATAAACTTCATTTGCATCGGAATAATCGTCCACTCTAACATCAATGATATTAACTCTAGGTTCAAAGTTATTAATCACATCGATGACTGCTCGCTTGAGCATAACATTAAACATTGGTCCAGGATTATCGAATAGCAACTGTCTAATCGGAGATCCAATTTCACTATGAAATGGTCTCTCAAAGTTTCGGGTCAATAACAAATTCTTGACGGACTGCTTGATAGCATTGTCGTCATATCTGCGAGTTATATCCTTCGTCACTGGATGCTTAGTGAAGTTAAGATCTAAATCCGAGAATATTCTTGTGTTTCTTGCCATATCGTTTATTTAGGTTATTCTATGAAAGTGTTAAATCCATCACCACCAACTTTGTCTCCGTCAGCCACTGGATCTCCATATCTTGCTACCTTTTTACCCTCAAAGAAAGTTTTAGAAGAACCATCTATAATTTCTCGTTGTGCACCTGTATGGGTTGTTAGACCAATAGTATGAGGTTCATATTGATCTCCAACTAATGCTATTCGTTTACCCTGCACGAAAGTTTTAACTGCTTGGTTTTTATAAGTTAAAGGAGTCGCTGGTCCATCTATACCCTGCGACAAATCTCCCTCTTTAGCAAATCCACCCATTATGCAGCTTTCGGAGGAACAGTTTCTACTAGAACGAATCCAGAAGGTATACCTTTTGAATCTCGTTTAAATGTTTTATCATTGACCATAGTAAATGCTTGTTTTCTTGGTCCTTTTGATTTAAAGGAAACATGGATCCAAACTGAATCTGGGTAACGATATTCAAGAATCAACTGATCATAAGGAAGAATTTTTTCCAACTGTTGTACAAACTCATATGTTTTAGTATACTTGTCTGGAAGCATAATACCAATGTCAAGTGCTTGTCCTTTACAGTGGTCTGATGTAGGTGATTCATTAGCAACAATACCCTTTAGACGATAACCTGAGTTAATCTTCCATTGTTTCTTATATCCACCAATACCACCTGGAAGTACTGCCAATGCAGGTTCAAGAATATTTTGGCAAGTTAAAGCAAGATTACAAACAATTTCTTGAACAGCATATAATCTTTCAGGAGAATCTTTACTGTCTTTTAACATTTGGTCAACAAGTTTATGTTTACCACCGACACCACCATCTATTAACATACCAAGAGTAAAGTTCTGTGACATTCTAAAGTCATTAGTAAATTCTCTAGTTGAGTAGATAATATCGCAACTAACTGGAACTGTTGTTTTAGCACCACCTGATGGTTTCGGTGCTTCTTCTGTTGCAACTGGTGCAGGTGCTCCAACTACACCTTCTTTTCTAGTGGTCTCT